ATGAGCCTCTCCGTCGCCGTCATCGTCGATTGCGTCGCCATGGCTTATGGCGCCTCGGTCAATGACATCCTGTCGCACCGCAAGCCGATCAACATCGTGCGGCCGCGCCAGATCGCCATGCTGCTAGCGCGCCGCCTGACCGGCCTGTCCTATGTCGAGATCGGTCAGCGCTTTGGCGATCGCGACCACACAACGATCCTCCATGGCTGCCAGCGCATGGAGGAGGCCGAAAAGACCGATACCGGCCTGGCGCGCGACCTCGCCATGCTGGCCCATATCATGCGCACGACCGAGGCTGGCATCCTCAAGGCCGGCGTCACCCTGGTCGGCGATATCGATCCCGTCGCGATCGCCCTGCAGATCGTCGATGCGCCGACCCGTGCCACCAACCTCTCGGTCGATCAGGCGCTCGCGCTGTCGCGCGCCCTGCTCAATGCCCGCGAGGAGCGCCAGGAGGTCATCGTCGAGGCCGGCCAGCTGCAAGAGCTCGCCGAGCGTCAGCGCGCCGAGATCGTGGCGCTCAAGGCGACGATCGTCGGCCTGCGCCAGGCGCCGCCATCCTCCGACGGCGTCCTGCGCCAGGCCGTCGATCGCGTGGTCAGCACGCGCGCCGCCATGGTCGCCAGTGCCTACACGCGGGCGGAAAAGCCGACCCGCGAAGCCTTTGAGCGCGCCGTGCGCGACCTCGAAACCATCACCCAGGAGAGAACCGATGCAGCAGCTTGACACCGCCGGCACCGTCGAGGTGGGCGGAAAATCCTACATGCCCGATGCCAAGGGCTCGCTCGTGCCGCTTGAGCTGGTCAAGCCGGCCGACAAGCTGATGGACGAGATCGTGCGCAAGTGCATGGACTATGCCCGCGAGCTATCGGCGCAGATCGCCCGTTTCAAGGGCCACACCTTCGACGATCTCGGCAGCCTGCAGAGCCTGCTGGAGCAAGAATACGGCGCGCGCGCCGGCGGCCCCAAGGGCAACGTCAGCTTTGTGTCGTTTGACGGCACGTTGAAAGTCCAGGTGCAGATCGCCGACAAGCTCGATTTCGGGCCGGAGCTGCAGGTCGCCAAGAAGTTGATCGACGAGTGCCTGGTCGAGTGGGGCGCCGAGAGCCGGGCGGAGATCCGCGCCATCGTCAACCGCGCCTTCTCAGTCGAAAAAGAGGGCCAGATCAACCGCTCCGAGCTGTTCGGGTTACTCCGCCTCGCCATCGAAGACGAGCGCTGGCAGCGCGCCATGACGGCGCTGCGCGAGAGCATCCGCGTACTCGGCTCGCGCCAGTATGTGCGGTTTTACGAGCGCACGACGGCCGCCGATACCTGGCGCGCCATCACCATCGATCTGGCAGCAGCGTGAGGAGCGCGGACATGGACCTGACCGAAATCCAGGCGCAGCTCTCCGCTGCCATCGACCGCCAGCTGCCCGAGCGCGAGCGGCCCGTTGCCCAGGCTCTGCTCGGCCTCGGCCTGCACATTGCCGGGCAGCTCTCCGGCATCCGCCAGTCGCTCGACACCATCGCCAAGGGCGCCGCGATCGCCATGGCCGACATGGACAAGGAGGACTGACGATGCCCCGCCTCGATACCCGCCGTTGCCTGTATGGCGAGCCGCGCCTCTCCGATGCGCAGGTGGTTGCGCTGCGCGGTGCAGCCGAAGGGCGCGACATCTTGGACGATGTCCGAACCGGAACGCTGAGCTCACTGCATCGGCACCTCCTGATCGACGTTATGGCGAAGCCCGGCGAGATGATCACCGGGCGTGGCCGCAAAATCCTCGCGGCGATCGACGCTGCCAAGGTGGAGGGCTGAGCCGATGAGCGCTCTCTACTGGACCCACCCTGCTGCTCGCCTCGACGGCTATTCGGCGTCGAGCCGAGGCGACAAGGCCACGCTCACCATCAAGCTGACCATCAGCGATCCGCATGAGCTCGGCTATCTGCTGTCCCAGCTTGCCGAGGTAAAGCAGCAGGAGCGGCCTAAGCCGGTCGCGCCGAAGCGCCGTCAGCTCCTGCTCGAGCACAAGCCCGGCACGCTCGTTGCCGCCGTCCTGCTGGCCATCGGCGTGCTCGCCGCGCCGCCGGCCCGCGCCGAGGATAACGGCGCGCTGGCCTTCTGGCGGCAGGCCGAAGCCAAGCCGGCCGCGCCGCGCTGGCGCGCCGATATCCCGCTGCCGCCCGACGTGCGGCATCTGCGCGCCCTGGTCGCGCGCACCGCGTCCCGGCATGGCGTGCCGCCTCGCGTCGCCATGGCGGTGGCCAAGGTCGAGAGCGGCTATCGCTGCCACGTTCGCAGCCATGCCAATGCGCGCGGCCTGATGCAGGTGCTGCCCGCCACGGCGCGCGGCGTCGGCGTCACCGGCAACCTCTACGACTGCCAGCACTCGGCCACGGCCGGCGTGCGCTACCTCGCCCGCATCATCAGCCGGCACGGCGTCAGCTGCGCCTCGCTCTCGCTCTATGAGCGCCGCGAGGCCGCCCGCCCGCGCTGCACCGCCTATGGCCGCAAGGTTATGGCGGCGATGGGGAGGGTCGCGCTGTGAAAATCACCATCGAGCCCACGTCCGAGTTGATCGAGGCCGGCCCGTTCATGGCCCGGAAATGGGCCGGGACGGCCGAAGACGGCACGCGGCTCCATGCCCTGATCCTCGTCGTCGCCGTGCATGTGGATGGCGATCAGTCGGCATTCGAGCGCGAGCTGATTAGCCTCGGCGAGGCCGCAATCCATACGGCCCAGGGCGGGACGGTCTCGTGATGCGGCCGCACGCTGTCGAGCTTTTGGTGATGATCTGTCTCGAGACCGATGATGCCGTGCTCGTGACGATCGAAGACACCCGTGGTCGGGGCGCCTGGCTCCCGAAAAGCTCCTGCCAGTTTGAGGAGCCGATCCGGGTCGGTCGCGCGCAGATCATCACCACCTACGAGCGCCTCGCGATCGAAAAGGGCCTGATCTGATGTTGCCGACCCACGATTTTCGCGAGGGCGAACTGGTGCTGGTCAGCACCGTGCACGGCCTGACAGGCCGGCCCTCCGGCGTCGCCATGCGCGGCGTCATCACCGCGCTCATGCAGCACGACCGCCTGCGCGTGCGCCTGTCCGACGAATTGACCGTCCTGGTCGAGGCCGCCGACTGCCGGCGGGAAGGAGAGGAATAATGGACATCGACGCACCCGCCGGGAAATCGATCAGACCCGTCAGGCCGCTCCCCCTGACGGACGATCTGATGCCTGGGCCGGTCGGCGCACGCCCGACCATCACCCGCATGCGGCCAGAGAGCCTGTGCGTCGATGCCAGCTACCAGCGCGAGCTGTCGCGCAAGTCGATTTCGCTGATCCACAAGATGGTCCGGGAGTGGGACTGGCGGAAATTCAAGCCACCTGTGCTCGTCAAGGTCGGCGACGACTGGCACATCATCGACGGCCAACACACCGCCATCGCTGCCGCGACCCACGGCGGCATCGGCGAGATCGACGTGATGATCGTCGACGCGGTCGAGCAGGTGGATCGGGCGAAAGCCTTTATCGGCCACAATCGCGATCGCGTCGCCATCACGGGCACGCAGATGTTTTTCGCGGCCGTCGAAGCTGGTGATGAAGATGCTCTGACAGCTCAACAGGTCTGCGAGCGCGCCGGGGCAACAATCCTGCGCAACGCCAGCCCCGGCCGCGCCTATCGCGCCGGAGAGCTTGTTGCGGTGTCCGCCCTCGTCGCGCTTGTGCGCCGCCGTTCGGCACAGAAAGCCCGGATCGTCATTGAAACGCTCGTCAAGGCGGGTTGCGCGCCGATCAGCGCGGATCTCGTACGGGCGGTCGATCACGTCCTGAACGACGAGCAATACGCCGGCGATCTCCAGCCGGAGGACGTTGTCTCCACGCTGATGAAGCTCGGGCCGACGCTTGGCCACAAGGCCGTTGAACTCTCCCTGGCGAAGAAGATGCACCGCTGGCGGGCAGCGGCGATCGTCATTTTTCAGAACACGAGGAAACGCCGTGGATCATCTCGCGAGGATTGAGGCTCTCGAAGCCGAGAACGCGCGCCTGCGCGACCGTATTGATGTGCTCGAAGGCATGACCGGCACGACAGGGCCTGAAATCCTACCAGCGTTCCTCGGGCTGACGCCGAAGGAGGCTGTCCTGGTCGGCGGTCTCCGGCGCCGGAAGTCGTGCACCAAGGAACAGTTGCTGACCATCATCTATGGGGCTCTGCCTCCAGACGATCAGCCCGAGATCAAAATCATCGACGTATTTGTCTGCAAGATCCGGAAGAAGCTTGCTCCGCACGGCATCATGATCCGCACGTTGTGGGGGCTGGGATACGAGTTGCCGCCTGATAGCCGCAGCCGGCTCGATGCCATGATCGAGGTGGCAGCATGAGCCGCGCCTCCATCAAGGCGAAGATCGCCGCGCTGCGCGCCAAGACGACATCGGCCGGCTGCACCGAAGCCGAAGCCCTGGCGGCGGCCGCGCTCGCTGCCGATCTGATGGTCAAGCACGGCCTGTCCGAGGCCGAGATCGAGATGGTCGAGGCAGCGGCCCGCGAGAAAACGGTCACCGCCACCTGGCGCACCGACCTCGCCAGCATGATCGCGCATTGCACCAACACCGCATCGGTCGTTAGCCGCGATGGCGACGGGGCGATCGTCACCTTCATCGGCCGCGAGCCCGGTCCGGAGATCGCGGTCTACCTGCGCGATGTGCTGTTCCGCGCCGTCGACCGCGAGCTGCGCGCCTTCAAAACGTCGACCTATTACAAGCGTCGCCGCACCTTGAAGGCCAAGCGTGCGGCAGCGGCCGACTTCGTCGCGGGCGTGGTGCGTCGCCTGCGCTGGCGCCTGCTGGAGATGTTCAAGCCCTCGCTCGATCCGGAAGCCAAGGCCGAGGCGAAAAAGGCGCTCGACCTGCGCTGGCCGGAGACGGTCGATTACAAGGCACCCGCGCGCCAGGAGCGCTATTTCGAGGCGGCCCATCTCGGCTGGAAGGCCGGGGCGAACGCCACGCTCGGCCATGGTGTCACCGGCGATCGGCCGACGCTGCAGATCGGCGGCACGAAATGACCGATCGCCCCCGCATCTCGCTCAACCAGCAAGCCGAGGCGCTGCACACCGCCTGCACCAGATCGCCGCCGGCGGCACCGTCAAGAGCGGGCGCGGCAAGCCGGCCGAGGAATACGACCTGCGGCGCCTGCAGGCGGTGCTGCGCACCATCAACTGGTTTCAGGATCACGAGGACGAAATCCGCGCCTTCATGGCGCAGGCGCCCGAGGCTCGCCGGGCATTTCTTGCGAGCAGAGGGAAAGACCATGGATGACATTGCTGCCGAAATGAATGACGCCACCGTCGGCCAACTCAAGGCCATCATCGAGCGGATCGAGCGCCTGGAAGAGGAAAAGAAGTCCCTCGCTGAGGACGTCCGCGACGTCTACGCTGAGGCGAAGGCCAACGGATTCGACACCAAGGTGCTGCGCCACCTGGTTGCGCTGCGAAAGCAGGATATCGACGAGCGCAAGGAGCATGGCGAGATCCTCGATCTCTACCTCTCCGCGCTCGGCATGGTGATCTGAGGCCCGCCCTGTGATGGCCCGCGCCGCCCGCCACCCCTCCTTCGCTCCGCTGCTGGTCTGGACCGGCCTGCAGGAGCTGGAGCGGTTGCACGCGCGGCGCGAGGCGCTCTCGCAGCGCGTGAAGGTGTTGCCGCCCAACAGTCATCGGCGCGTCGAGCTCGAGGCCCGGCTCCGCGCCCTCACCAACGATCTTCTAGCGGCCGAGCGCCGCGTCGCCGAGGAGGCAAGCAATTGAGCCGCAATCCCCTGCTCGCCAAGATCCACATCGCCCGCAAGGAGCTGGCGATCCCCGAGGAGCAATACCGCGCCTTGCTGGTGCGCATCACCGGCCAGAATAGCGCCAGCGTCCTGCGCGACGCCCAACTCCAGGCGGTGCTCGACGAGTTCCGCCGCTTCGGCTGGGCGCCGGCCAACACGTTCAAGCGCTCTGACAAAAAGCACGTCCGCCTGGTGTTTGCGCTGTGGACCGAGCTCGGCCGCCTCGGCGCCGTCGACGCCACGCGGCCCGCGCTGCGCGCCTTTGTCGAGCGCCAGGCCGGCGTCGCCGACCCGGAGTTTTTGACGGCGCAGGAGGCCTACAAGGTCACCGAGGCGCTCAAGAGCTGGATCGAGCGCACCAAGAGGGCCGCGTGATGCTGCATGTCTCCGATCACGCCCTAGTCCGGTTTTTGGAGCGCGCCGGCGGCCTCGATGTCGAGGCCATCCGCAAGCACATTTCAATGTCGCTTCAAAAGGCCGCAAAATCCGCCGAGCAGCTTGGCCAGGCAAACTATTCCGTCATGGCGGATGGCGTCTCCTACATCGTCAAGGCCGGCACCGTCACCACGGTGCTGTACGACGATCCGGCGCTCGATCGCCGCCGGGGCAGGTAAAATGAGCTCCGCCGGCTGGCCAGACCTGCCTCCCTTGCTTGCCGAGATCGCCGAGGTCGTCGGCATCGACGCCGCCTTGGCGATCGCCGAGGCCAAGGGCGGGCAGCGTGTGACCATTCCGGGACGCCTGAGCAACGGTCATTGGCTGGTCAAGGCGATCGGCCGCGACAAGGCTGAGCAGATCTCGGCGCATTTCGTGGCGGGCTCGGGCGGCCGGCTCGGGCTTGATATTCCGCTCGGCCCGACCGGCAGCTATCTGGCCGAGCGCCGGCGCCGCCATCGTCTCGTGACGCAGGCGCTGGCGGACGGCGCCACCACCAACCAGGCCGCGCAGCGCGCCGGCATCACCAGGCGCTCGGTTTTTCGGCAGAAGACGCACCGCCACCACAAAGGGCAGGGATCGCTGTTTTGATCAGCAAGAGGGTGACGCGCGTCACCCTCTCATGAGCTAGCCGGTACAGGCAATTTCGGGATCGCCAATCATCAACGAGGCCGGCCACTCACGTCAAGCCGGCTCGTGATCCCGGAGCCTGCCATGATCCCCGCCCGCTTTGCCTATCTCGCCGCCGCCGCCAGCCCGGTCTGGCTCGTCGCCGCCCTCAAGGAGGTCGAGGCCGGCGTCAAGGAGGTTTCAGGCGCCAGGTCCAATCCGCGCATCCTCGAATATCGCAAAATGGGCAAGACACCATTCGGCGGCGATGACGGTGCCGTGCCGTGGTGTGCGATCTTCACGAACGCGATGCTGGAGAGCACCGGCGTCCTGGGCTCGCGATCGGCGATGGCGCGTTCCTATATGCGCCATGCCGATTTCGTGAGCCTCGATCGCCCGATGCTCGGCTGCATCGCCGTCAAGTCCAGCAATCGCGGCGCGGCCAGCGGCCATGTCGGCTTTTATGTCGGCGAGGACGGTCTGTTTGTCTATCTCGCCGGCGGCAACCAGGGCGATGCCTGCTCGATCTCGGCGTTCAGAAAGTCCGAATTTGTGGGTTGGCGCTGGCCCAAGGGTCAGCCCAAGCCGGCCGCGCCATGGGATCAGCCCTACCGCCTGCCGATACCGGGCCGGAAGCCAAAGCCGACCAGCGACGCGTAATGCAGCGCCTGCCTCCCAAGCCGCGCCGGCGATTTTCGAAGGGCTGGACCAGCGCCAACGTGGTGATGGCCTGGGTGGCGATCGCCGCCGCCATCGCGATGGGGCCAGCCATGGCGACGATCGTCGTGCCGCTGATGGTGGTGCTGATCGCCTCCATCCTCGGCGTCTACCAGGGCTTTGGCCATGCCGACCTGCGCGCGATGTGCCGCAACAACGGCGGCTGGCCGGATAGCGCGCCAGCGCCGCCGGAGGATCAGCCATGATGGACTTGTGGGCATGGGCGGGGCAACGCCTCGCCAAAGTGGCTTGGCCGCTCCTGGTCGCCGGCCTGGTGCTGGCGGTGATCGCGCTGGGCGCTTGGGGTGCTGCGTACAAGCTCGGCGCGATCATCGACCAGGCCGCCGCCACGGCGCGCGCCGAGCGCGATGCGCACTGGCAGGCCGAGATCGCCAAATCCAACGCCGAGACCGAGCGTAGGCGCGCCGAACGTACCGAACAGGTCGCCGGGCTCAACACGCAGGCCATGGCCGAGATCGATCGGCTGCGGCGGGACAATCAGGCACTGGAGGCCAAAAATGCGGCATTGCCGGTGGATCATAGCTGCGGCCTTGGCCGTGCTCGTGTCCGGCTGCTCCCACCGTGACCCGGAGCCGACCGTGCGCACCGTCATGATCGAGGCGCCGGTGGCCCCGGCCGCGCGCGAGCCGTGCGCGTCTCCCGTCGCCGTGCCCGACCGCGACCTCAACGAGCGCGAGATCACGACTTACTGGAGCGCCGATCGCACGGCACTCCGCGAATGCGAGGCCCGCCGGGCGGCGGCAGTAGGAGCACCGAGGCAATGAGCGAACTCGATCTTTTTTTCCGCGTGTGGGCGGGGATCACGCCGTTCGCGACGCTGTGGGGCGCGTACATGCTGTCGCGCCGGAAGGCCGACCTGGAGGCACTAGCAGGCAAGGCCGAAAAGACAGACCTCGCCGCCGTCTCGACCAGGCTCACCGCCGCCGAAGCCAAGCTGATCCAGGTGATCAAGGAGATGGAACACCTGCCGAGCAGGGAGAGCTCGCACCGCATGGAGATGACGGTCCAGCGCCTCGAGGGGCAGCTCGAGGTTGTCATCGAACGTCTCAAGCCAGTCGCGCGCATCAGCGAGCGGCTGCAGGAATTTTTGCTCGAGCAAGCGGGAGCTAAAGGCAAATGACCGATTTCCGGAGGCTGATCGTCGAGGACGCTCGCCTGATCCTCCTCAAGGCGCTCGCGGCGCAGACCGATGACACGCTGCACTCCGATCTGCTGCGCGCCGAGCTGGCGACCTTTGGTATCCGGCGCGATCGCGCCTGGGTGCATGGCGAGCTCGACTGGCTCGCCGAGCACGGCGCCGTGACGCTGGTTGATGCCGGCTCGGTCAAGGTCGCGACCCTGACCGAGAAGGGCGCCCGTCACCTTGCCCGCGAGATCGCCATCGAGGGCGTCAAGCGTCCGTCGCGGGAGGATTGACCATGGCCACGCGTGGCCGCCTCTCGTCGATCGACTTGCTGCCGCCCGAGGCCGAGGAGGATGTCGTCTGGGCGTTCGGGCAGCTGCGCGCCCGCAAGATGACCCAGGAGGACATTCGCGAGGCCTTTAACCTCCGCCTGAAAATGAAGGGGCTCGAGGCGATTTCCGCCTCGGCTTTTAATCGTGCGGCCGTCCGCACCGCCCGCATGTCGCACCGCCTCGGCGAGGTGCGCGAGATGGCCTCTGCCCTCGCCACGAAATTCGAGGATGGCGGCGACGAGGATCTGACGCTGTTGCTGTCCGAAACCCTCAAGACGCTCGTATTCGAGATGCTCGAGAACGCCGGCAACCTCAAGGCGAGCCCGCTGACCGCCGAGATGATGGCCAATTTCGCGACCGCGCTGCACCGCGCCGAGGGCGCCAAGAAGATCTCGGCCGACACCCGCAAGATCATCGATCGTGATTTCCGGAAGAAGGCCGAGGCGGCGATCGACAAGGTGGCTAAGGTCAAGGGCATCACCGCCGAAATGCGCGAGGACTTCAAGCGCGGTTTGTTCAACGTCCGGCCGGAGAACGAGAATGGATAGCAAATCCATCCTCGCTGCTGCCAAACAGAGCCTCAAGGCAGCTGCGGTTGGCGCTGTCGCACTCGCCACGGTGCTTGGCACGACGCCAGAGGCTGGCCAGCGTCCGACGCGCGACCAGTGGGTCCAGCTCCGCATTGACCAGGGCCGTGCCACCGCTGCTGACTGGCGCGAGACCGCGACGCTGCTCGGCTACCAGGCGCGCATCATCCACGCCTGCGAACAATACGATGTCGTTTTCGTTGAAAAAAGCCGCCGCACGGGCGCAACCTGGGGCGCAGCGGCGCACGCGGTGTTGCTCTCGGCCTCGGCGCGCGGCCAGGGCGGCATGGATACGCTCTATATGGGCACGTCGCATGACATGGCCAAAGAGTTTATCGACGCGGCGGCCGACTGGGCCCGGCTGTTCGAGCGGGCCTGCTCGGCGATCAGCGAAACGATCTTCGACGATGGCAGCGAGAAGGGCATTCAGGCCCTTAAAATCGACTTCGCTTCCGGCTATTCGATCGTCGCGCTGTCGTCCAAGCCGCGTAGCTTGCGCGGCCGCCAGGGCTTTGCCATCCTCGACGAGGCGGCCTTCGTAGACAACCTCGGCGAGTTGCTCAAAGCCGCCATGGCGTTTCTCGTCTGGGGCGGCAAGGTGCTGGTCATCTCGACGCACAACGGCGATGCCAATCCGTTCAACCAGGCGATCCAGGACATCCGCAGCGGCCGGCGCAAATACGGCCTGGTGCGCTTTGATCTCGACGATGCCCTGCGCGACGGCCTGTTCGAGCGCATCTGCCTGATCAATCCGCACAAGCATGGCGAGTGGACGCCCGAAAAAGAGGCGGACTGGCGCGAAAAGCTGATCGACGATTATGCCGATGGCGCCGACGAGGAGCTCTATTGCATCCCCTCGCAGGGCTCCGGCGCCTGGCTGACCTCGGCCTTGATCGAGGCGCGCATGGTGCAGCCGCCACCTGGTGAGCAGCGCGTGCTTCGGCTGAGCTTGCCGGCCGATTTTGTCTTCCGGCCGGAGATCCACCGCAACGCCGAGATCCGCGCCTGGATCGAGCAGGAACTCCTGCCGGTGATGCGGGACACGCTCGACCCGCACCTGATGAGCGCGCTCGGCCATGACGTCGCCCGCTATCGTGACGCCTCGGTGATCGTGCCGATCCAGATCACGCGCATCATGCGCCGTGTCGTGCCGTTTGTCGTCGAGATGCACCGGGTGCCGTTTGTCCATCAGGAGCAGATCCGCGACGCCATCGTCGACGGGCTGCCGCGCTTTGTCGGCAGTTGCACGGATGCCACCGGCATCGGCAACCAGCTCGCCGAGAACGGGATGCTCAAATACGGCCCGTGCATGGTCGGGGTTAAGCTCTCGACCGAGTGGTACCGCATCGAAATGCCGCCACTTAAGGCGGCGTTTGAAGACGATACGATCTCGATCCCGGCCGATGCCGATCACAATGCCGACCTGCGCATGGTCAAGATCGTGCGCGGTATCGCCCAAGTGCCGGCGCTGCGCATCACCTCATCGACCGGCGAGAAGCGCCATGGCGACTATGCCATCGGCCTGGCGCTCGCCTATGCCGCAACCCGCATGACGGTGGAGGCTTACGGCTACCAGAGCGCTCGGCCTGGCGCCGATGCTCGCAGCCGGCGCGATGCTCGTGACGATGTGCGCGACGTGATGATGCCCGACCGGCGCGACGGCCTTTGGTGAGGTAACAGGATGGCGACCCCCTACAAGATCCTCGGTCCGGACGGCCAGCCGATCCAGCGCGCCGTGCTCAGCCAGGAGCGCGCCGTGCCGAGCGTCACCGGCGTCCGGCACCAGTTTGACGACTTCGTCGCCCCGGGCCTGACGCCCGGCCGGCTCGCCGCCACGCTGCGCGATGCGGCGATCGGCGAGATGTATGATTTTCTCACGCTCGCCGAGGAGATCGAGGAGCGAGAACCGCATTACCGCTACGTGCTGGAGACGCGCAAAAACGGCGTCACCAGTCTCAACCTGCAGGTCGATCCGGCGAGCGAGAGCGCGCGCGACATCGAGATCGCCGATTTTTTGCGCAACGAGATCATCGAGACGCCGGCCTTCGGGCAGGTCATCGACATGCTCGTCGACGGGCTCGCCAAGGGCTACTCCGCCGTTGAGATGGTGTGGGAGACCGGCTCGGCCTGGCTGCCGCGCCAGTTCATCTGGCGCGACCCGAGGCTATTCCAGTTCGACCGTGAGACCAGGCGCGAGTTCCGCCTACGCGTCCAGGGCGAGCCGGATGGCCGGCCGCTCGAGCCGCTCAAGTACCTGGTGCATGTGCCGCTGCTCAAGATGGGCCTGCCGGCGCGCAATGGGCTCGCCCGCGTCGCGGTGTGGAGTTTCATGCTCAAGTCGTTCAACTTGCGCGACTGGGCACAGTTTCTCGAGATTTACGGCATGCCGATGCGGCTCGGCAAATACGGGCCGGGCTCGTCCAGTGACGATCGTGCCGTGCTGCTCGCCGCCGTGCGCAACCTCGGCCGCGATGCGGCGGCGATCGTGCCGATGGGCATGGAGCTCGAGCTCGTCGAGGCCAAGGGTTTTTCCGACAAGCCGTTCGAGACCTCGGCGCGCTATCTCGACGAGCAGCTCGCCAAGCTGATCATCGGCAAGCCCGGCGACGGCATCGCCTCGTCGCGCGCCGGCGAGGAGACGCTCGACAAGGTCCGCATCGACATCAAGCGTTCCGACGCGCGAGACCTCGCGCTGACCTTGATGGGGCAGATGATCCGCCCGGTGGTTGATCTCAACTTCGGGCCGCAAAAGCTCTATCCGCGTGTCCATATGCCGATCCCGGAGCGCAAGGATTTGCAGGTCTGGTCGGACGCCGTCGGCCAGTTGGTCGATCGCGGGCTCGAGGTCGAGCAGAGCCAGATTTATGATGTCCTCGGTCTCAAGGAGCCGGACAACGGCGCCAAGCTGCTCAAGCCCGGCAAGTCCGATATCAAGGCCACGCCGCCGTCGCCGATCGGCGAGGCCAGCGCCATCTCGCCCTATCGGCTTGATCCGCGCCAGTGCCCGTCCTGTGGCCCGGCCCGGCTTGCGGCCGATGCGCCGGGTGATGAGGCCAGCGAGGCTGACCTGCAGATCGCCGAGGCGCTCGAGGGCTGGGAGCCGACCATGGCGCCGATCGTCGCCGCGATCCGTGCTGCGGCCGACGAGGCCGACAGCTACGAGGCATTCCAGGCGAGCCTCGACCGCCTGGCACCGGGGCTCCCGGTCAAGCGCCTGGCGCGCCGTCTGGGCATAGAAACCCTGATCGCACGGGGCCGTGGCGATGCTGGAGATGAGTGACGCCGGCAACGTCGCCGTTAAAGCGGTTTTGAAACGGTTGGGCGGGGGCTGTCCCTTTATTCGACAGATGGGCGCCGGCAGCCGCTCGCGCCCGCCTGCGGGCCTCTGCGGCGGGCGGTGACCGATGGCCGACGAGAAGCTGTTTCAGACCGCGCCGAAAGAAGTCGTCGACTATTTCAAGCGGCGGCCGAGCCGACCGACATTTCACTGGGCCGAGATGGCTCCCAGGGAGCACGCGCTTGGCTTTACCGTGGCGCGCACCGCCGGTTTTGATGTGCTCGACGATATCCGATCGGCCGTGCAAAAGGCGGTTGTCGATCGCGTGCCGTTTGCGCAGTTTCGCGACGAGCTGACGCCGATCCTCAAGGCCAAGGGCTGGTGGGGCGTCAAACAGATTACCGATCCGCGCACCGGCGAGATCGTCAAGGCACAGCTCGGTTCGCTGCGCCGGCTCGACCTGATCTACGATGCCAATATCCGCTCGGCCGAGGCGGCCGGCGACTGGGGCCGCATCCAGCGCGTCAAGGACGTGCTCCCCTATCTCGAGTACATGACCTCGACCTCGGAGCGTAAGCGCCCGCTGCACCTGTCATGGGTCGGCACGACGCTCCCCGTGGATGACGACTGGTGGTCGACGCATTACCCGCCCAATGGCTGGCGCTGCAAATGTCGGGCGCGCTCGCGTGCCGAGCCGCGCGACGGCGTGCCGACCGAGGCACCGCCGCTCGATCCGCGCTCCTGGACCAACCGTGCCACTGGCGAGACGCGCATGGTGCCGGCCGGCATTGATCCGGGCTGGGACAGCAACCCCGGCATGTCCCGCGAGCAGATGGCCGGCAAGCGCATGACCGCCAAGCTGGACGCGATGACGACAGACGTGCGGCGCGAGACGATCGCCCAGATGCGCAAGGACCCGGTGTTTGAGTATGTCGTCGACAATGGCGCCGGCTATAAGCCCACCATGCCGGGCGATCACGCCATCCGTGATCTGCGCTGGCCGGTTGCCGCGCTCTCCGATGATGCCGCCCGCGCCCTCGGCACGACGAGCCGCACCGTGGCGATGACCATCGCCACCGCCGAAAAGCAGTCGCGCGCCCGCCGGCACCAGCCACTCGCCATTGCGGATTACGACCTGGTGCAGCAGATCATCGACGCGCCCGACGCTGTCATCGATGACGGCGATCTCGCGCTCTGGCGCTATTTTGGCGAGCGGCCCTGGAAAGCTGTGATCAAGCGCACGGCCGAGGACGAGATCCTGCTGACCTCCCTCCGGCCCGACGCGGCCGAGAATGTCGGCAAGGCCGCAAAATCGAGAATAAAAGGGGATTGAAGCGGTCGGAGGGGCGCTAGTCCCTCCCGGCTCATGACCGGCACAGCATGGCTCGACCGCTCGGCGAATATAGCGCATGCTGGCGCCCAGCGAAAGCCTCCCGGAAATTGCGTGAGGGGTGACGCGCGTCACCCTCTTTTGCGACCGCGCCTACGGCCAATGTGCCGGACATGGCGCACCGATCCACCACCCGAGACGACGCACTGCCCCCTGGCCTCACCGCCGGCGGTGTTGCGTTTGAGGTTGCCCTTGCGGCGGCCGGAGCCGATGGAGTGGCGACACCGCCGGTCTGGGTGCAACTGACGCCGCGTGGCGCCGTCGAGGCGCGCGATCGCCGACGGTTTGTGTTCGACCCTGAGCGCCTGGCCGCCGCCTTTGCCGATGACACTCTCAAGCTGCCGATCGACTTCGACCACGAGACCGAATACGCGATGTTGCTGGGTTCGAAGCCCGCTCGTGCCTGGATCGTAGCCGTCGAGGCTCGTGCGGAGGGGCTTTTCGGCAAGGTCGAATGGCTGCCCGATGCAGTCACAGCCCTCGCGGCCAAGGCTTATCGCTACATCTCTCCGACATTCTGGCGCGACGAGGATGGCGTCACGGCGCGCCTCCTCAAAGGTGCTGCGCTCGTCTCGTCGCCGGCGCTCGGTATGCCCGCCATCGCATCAGCCTCGCAAACCAAGGAAGCCCCCATGCTCAAGGAAATTCTGGCCGCGCTCGGCCTGAAGGAAGCTGCATCGCTGCCGGAGACCCTCAGCGCGATCACGGCGCTGTCGATGCCGGACCCCGAGAAATTCGTGCCGGCGGCACAGCACGCCGCGACGGTCGCGGCCTTGTCGGCCGCCCAGGCGACGATCGATGCGGCCAACCAGGCCGCGCAGACCGCGCGTTGCGCCACCCTCGTCGACGGCGCGATCGCGGCCGGCAAGCTCGCGCCGGCCGCCAAGGATCAGTACCTGGCGCTCGCCAGCGCCGCTTACGACGCCACCAAGGCGGCGATCGACGCCATGCCGGTGCTGCTCAAGCCTGGCCAAGACCCGGCAATCCCCGGTGACCCGGCCGCGACGGCCGGATCTCTCACCGATGCCGAGCGGGCGATCGTCCGCAACCTCGGCGTGAGCGAGGCCGATTTCCTCGCGGCGCGCGCCGCCGAACGCGCCGCCTGACCTCAACCCGATCCACTACCGGAGCCCGCTCACATGGCACTCAGCAAACCCCGCGACACCTGGACGCGCGAACCCGACCTCCTGGTGCTCCCCGTCGCCGCCGCCAAGGTCATCCACCAGGGCGGCATCGTCTGCGTCAGCGCCACCGGCTATGCGACGCCTGGCGCGGTCGCGACCACGCTCAAGGCGGCCGGCCGCGCCGAGGAGAGTGCGGACAATACCGGCGGTGCCGATGGTGCGCTGAGCGTCACGGCGCAGCGCGGCGTGTTCCGGTTCAAGAATTCGGCGACCGATCCGCTGACCCAGGCGGACGTGCTCAGTGATTGCTACATCGCCGACGACGAGACTGTCGCCAAGACGAGCGGCGCCAACACGCTGTCCAAGGCCGGCAAGGTGCTCGAGGTCGAGGCCGCCGGCGTCTGGGTCGAGATCCGCTAAGGCCGCCGCCCGCAACCCCTAACCATCGCGGCACCGCCGCGCCCGAGGACCGACCATGATCATCAATTCGGCCAATCTGCGTATCCTGACCACCGGGCTGCGCACCAACTTCCAGGCGGGCATCGCGGCGGTACAGCCGATGTGGGCGCGTTTTGCCACTGAGGTGCCCTCGACGACGAGCGAGGAGCTCTATCCCTGGCTCGACCAGATCCCCGGCATGCGCAAGTGGATCGGCGAGCGGCAGGTCAAGAACGTCAAGACCTCGTCCTATCGTCTGGTCAACGAGGACTGGGAAGATACGATTTCGGTCAAAGGAAATGCGATTTCCGATGATCGCTACGGCATCTATTCCCCGATCGCCCGCATGCTTGGCGATGCGGCCGCGCGTCAGCCCGACGAACTGGTGTTCGCCACGCTGCCGCAGGGCTTCTCGACCAACTGTTTCGACGGTCAGTACTATTTCGACAGCGACCATCCGGTGCTCGATGCGGCCGGCAGTCTTACGTCAGTCTCCAACGTCCAGACCGGCGCCGGCTCGCCCTGGTATCTGATGGACCTGACCAAGGCGCTCAAGCCGATCATCTTCCAAAACCGTCAGGCACCGCGCTTCGTGGCGATGGACAATCCGGATGACGAGAGCGTCTTCACGAAGAAGGAATTCCGCTACGGCGCCGACAGCCGCAACACCGCCGGCTTTGGCTTCTGGCAGACGGCTTTCGGCTCTAAGGCTGACCTGACGGTGGCGAATTTCGGCGCCGCTTACACCGCCATGACCAAGCTCAAGGGCGATTACGGCGTGCCGCTGGCCATCACGCCCAACGCTCTGGTCACCGGGCCGACCAACCGGGCGGCCGCTGAGGTCATCCTGAAAAAGGCCAATCTCGCCGGCGGCGAAAGCAACCTCGACTTCAACCGCGTCGAGCTCGTCGTGGTGCCCTGGCTGGGCTGAGTTCCTCCCCGCGTAACCTTCCCCTGGCCCTCGCGGCCAGGGGCTTTCCAGCCGGCCTTGCGGGGCCTGCCGGTAAGCCCCTCTGAGGAGACCTGATCATGGCCAAAGACCCCCAAACCCTACCCGACGCCTCCTCTGAGCGGCCGGAGCGCAAACAGCGTGGCGGCCGTTACATCTCGATCACTGGCCCGAAGGAGGGGCGCCGCCGTGCCGGCCGCGATTTTGGGCCGACCCCTGTCATCCTGGCGCTCTCCGATCTGTCGGAGAAGGAGGCACAGGCGATCATCGACGACCCGTTGCTCCATGTCGGCCCGGCCAAGGCCCCGGAGCAGACCGAGGACGGCGCCGCCGAGTAGCAGTTTAGCGGGGTAGCGCAGGGGTAGCGCGCCGGGCTCATAATCCGGAGGTCGGAGGTTCAAATCCTCCTCCCGCAACCAAATGCCCCGAAAGGGCGGCCAGGTACGGCTCGCGAGGCCCCCTGCACCCGATGGGATCGCCGGCATAACGGGTCGCTACCCCGGCCGGCGAAGGGATCACAGATCCGCCGCCCGCCAGAACGCGGCCTCGTGGCGACGGGGCCGCATCAATCCAGGAGCGCCGCCGTGGTCTACGCCACACGTCAGGACATCGAGCAGCTGCGCGGCGCCAATTTCCTGGCGACGCTGGTGCCGAGCGATGTCGATATCGACCTCGCCGTGTCGCGTGCGATCGACGACGCCCAGGCGATGATCGATCCTTACCTGCGCAAGCGCTACCGCGTGCCGCTGCCGCTCGTGCCACAGATCGTGCGGCAATGCGCCATCGATCTGGCGTGCTGGCATCTGGCACCGGCCGCCGACCGCATGTCAGAGGAGATCGAAAAGCGCGCCAAGATGCGTCAGGAGTTCCTGCGCGACGTGGCGGCCGGCAAGGCCGATATCGCCGAGCTCGAGGCGTTTCCGGCCGGCGGGCTTGATGGCACCGGCGGCAGCGTCGCCGCCGAGGGCGGGGCGTATTTCGAAGCCCAGCCGCGCCGCCTCAAGGGTGAGTGGTAATGGCCGGCATCGCGATCAAGGCAGAGCTCACCGGCTTTGCGCAATTCGAGACCGGCCTGTCGCGCCTGTCGAGCGACCAGGGCGCAACCCTGCTCGAGGCACTCGCCCGGCTGATCCGCGAGCAGACGGTTGACCGGCTGACCGCCGGCGGCCCAGCCCCGGATGGCGCCGCCTGGGCGCCCAATATTGAGGGCCGCACACCGGTCCTGCACCGCTCCGGTGCGCTGGCGCGCTCGATCGACTATCTCGTGCAGGGCACCTCCGCCGTCGTCGGTTCCGGCCTGGTCTATGCGGCGATCCATCAATTCGGCGGCGTGATCAAGCCCAAGACGGCGCCTGCACTGGTGTTTCGTCTCGGCGGCCGCCTGATCCGCACCCAAAGCGTCACCATGCCGGCGAGGCCATATATCGGCATCTCGGCCGACAACCGCGCCGAGCTGCTGCAGGCGACCGGCGCCTATCTGCGGAGGCTGTTCGGGTGAGCCGGATCGTCACGCTGCTCAACGCCATCGCCGGCGCGCTGCGCGCCGCCAAGGATGAGGCCGATGCGCCGCTATTTACTGAGGCGCGCGTCGAACTCGACCGCTACGACCTCGGCGACCTGGTCAAAGACAGCACCAGGGCGCCGTCCGCGCGCGTGTGCTTTCTGGCGGCCAAGCCGATCGTGCGTGCCGATGCCGGCATCGACATGGATGTCTCGGTGGCGATCATCGTCATCGCCGGCCGCATCGGTCAGCCCGACCCCAAATTCTCCTCGGCCGACCTCGGTTGCCTCGAGCGCCTCTCCGCCGTGCTCGGCGTGATGATGGCCGACCCTTACGTCGGGCTCACCCAGGTGATGGCGGCCGAGATCGGCAACCAGCTCGTCGCCGTCTCCGATCAGACCAGCGGCAAGGGACTGGCAATCGGCCTGCAAGAGTACAAGTGGCGCCTGCTCAATGTCGCGCCGGCGCGGCCGGTTATCCAGCGCGGGCTGGAGACCGGGCTGGAGCCCTCGGCCGTGCCGAGCGGCCTCTCGATCAATGGCGGCGATCCCGAGCCGCGCCTGGTCGGCAACCTGCCGCCCGAGGATGCGCCATGAACGGCGAGCGCGCTGTCCGCAAGCGACTGGCAGCACTTGAGCGCCGCGTCGCCACCATGATCATGACCGGCACGGCCGAGACGAGCCAGGGCGCCAAGACCAAGGTGCGCTTCGACGATGACGCCCAGGACGGCAAGCCGTTTTCCTCGCCCTTGCTGCCGCACGCCGAAGCCTCGGGCAAGGCCGGCGGTGGCGTGTCGCGCTTCCGGCGCATCGGCGATGGCGAGCCGGTGCTGGTGCTCTCGCCTGGCGGCGAGCTCGGCGAGCACTCGCGCGTGATGCCGGCCGGCCCGGTCGAACAGCATCCCTCGCCCGGCACGGCCGAGCAGGATGGCGAGATCATCGCCATCGGCAACGCCACGCTGTCGATCAAGGACGGCGCGATCGCGCTCGCCGTCGCCGGCGTCAAGATGGTCATCGCCGCCGGCGGCATCACCATCACCGGCGGCACCGTGCGCCACGATGACCTCAACATCGGCGCCAGCCACGTGCATGGCGGTGTGACGCCAGGCGGCGCCAACACCAGCATCCCGCAACCCTGACAGGAGCCCATCATGAGCGAGACAAAGAGGCGCTATCTCACCACGGAAAAGGCTGGCTACCACGTCGCCGGCCGCAAGATCCCGGCCGTCAAGATCCCGGCTGAGGGGGATGGCGCGGAGCAACTGCGCCCCAAGGTCGGCCATGTGCTCGAACTGACTGAGCTCGAGGCCAAATACGAGTTGCTCTCCGGCTCGATCGTCGCCGAGCAGGCGGCCAAGCCGGCCAAGCTCCCCGTCGCCAAGCCCGCCAAGGCCGAGTAGCGACGATGCGCGTCGGGCTCGACAGGCGGACAGGCAGGGTGCTGACCGGATGGGCGCATTGCGTCCAGTCGCTCGCCGTCATCCTGACGACGCGTGTCGGCTCCTGCATCATGCTGCGCGATTTTGGCTCGGCCGCCCTCGACCTGCAGGATCTCGCGGCGACGCCGATGCGCATCATGCAGGTCTATATCAGCGTGGCCGCCGCCATCCGGCGCTGGGAGCCGGCTTTCCGGCTGCAGACCATCCGCCTGACGCGCTACGGCGCCGATGGCGTGTTTGCGTTTGAGATCGCCGGCATCTTTTATCCCGAGGGTCATGTCGGCGATTACTCGGTCAGCGAGGAGCGCAGCGTCGTGCTCGGCGGCAACGATAACGGCTACCGCGAGGTGGCGGCATGAGCGCGCTGCTGCCGTTCGACTTGTCGCAATTGCCGCCGCCGGCGGCGATCGAGCCGCTGTCCCCCGAGGCGCTTAAAGGCGATTTCAAAAGCCGTTTTGTCGCGGCCTGGGACGAGCTGCGCGCCACGCGCCCGGACCTGCCGCTCTATACGGTCGAGGGGCTCGAGACCGATCCGGCCATCATCGCCGCGCGCGCCTGGTGCGCCCAGCGCCTGCTCGATCGAGCGCGTGTCAATGACGCGGTGCGTGCCGTGCTGGCGCCGCTCGCCTCGGGCACCGATCTCGACAATGTCGTGGCGCGGCTCGGCGTGCAGCGCCTGGTGCTGGTGCCGGCGACCGAGACGACGGCAGCCATCATGGAGAGCGACCAGCAACTGCTGCGCCGCTACCTGCTGGCTTTCGAGCGGCCCTCGGCCGGCTCGGCCGACCGCTACATGTACGAGGCCTATACGGCGGTGCCGACGCTGCAGGACGTGGCGGTGATCGGCCGCGCGGTGCATGGCCGGCGCGGTGATACCGATATCGTCATCGCCGGCGCCGGCGGCGCCGATGCGACGGACGAGCAGCTCGCGGCGGTGCGCGCCGCCGTGACCGCATCCGGCGTCAAGCCCGAGGCGGTCTCGCTCACCGTGCTGCGCGCCGTGCGCCACACCTACGCCGCCGCGATGACGCTGCTCATTCCGCCGGGGCCTGATGCCGGCCTGATCAAGGCCGCAGCCGAGGCGGCGATCGCCGCCGCCGGCAAGCTGCGCCTGGCGATCGGCGGCGAGGTGCCGGTCGATGCCATCGTGGGCCCGGCCTATGTCGCCGGCGTCGTGCGCGTGGTGCGGCAGTTGCCGGCCGGTGACCTCGCGGCCGACCCTTATGCCATCCCGGTGCTGGACACCGTGACGATCGCTACGGGAGCCGCGTCATGAGCCTCGTCGACGCCCTCGCCGACACCTCAGAAACCCTCGAGCGTGCCCTCGTCGCCGCCATGGATGACGGCGGATTGCCGGTGCCGATCCGGACCATTGTCGATCCGGCCGCGACGCCGGCCGCCTGGCTGCCCTGGCTCGCGGCGCATGAGAGCGTCAACCTTTGGTTTGGCGACTGGAGCGAGGCGCGCAAGCGCCTGGTCGTCACCAACGCGCCGCTCGATGCGCACTATATCGGCACCCGCGCCGGCAGCATCCGCTACCTCGCCTATGTCGATGGCACGCTGGTCGATGCCGTCGCCTATCCGACCCGCTTTGTCCTTGGCCGTGCCGTCATTGGCCGCACGCCGATCAACCACCCGCCGTTCCTGGCGCGTTACCTCGTCAAGGTCGAGACCAGCACGCCGCCGCGCGCTCTGGTGCTCAGCCGTGGCGTGCTCGGCCGCGCCCGCCTCAAGACGCCATCGCGTGAGCCGTTTGATCGCTGCCTCGCCGCGATCCGCGTCGCCAAGGCGCCCGAGACCGAGGTGCGCGTGGATTTCGGCGTCTACCGCCGGCTGCGCCTGTCCGACGCGCCCTGCCTCGATGCCGGTTATCGGCTCGACAGTTTTATTGCCCGCAGCAAGCTTTGAGAGAGGGCTGATCCAGTGTCCGAGCAACTCCTGTTTAACGAGGCCGAGGTTACCGAGCCGGGCGATTTTACCGCGATCGGCGAGGCTGCCAGAGACGATATCGCCTCGGTTGTCGGCGGCGCCATCGGCGCGCCGAGCCAGTGGGCGCGCGTCACCATCACCCAGCCCTCGGCGTCCACGCTCAATGTCCAGCCGGGCGAGTTGTTTGCCGGCGACGTGCTGTACAGCTCCACCACGCCGATCCTTGTCAACCTGATGGCCAACCTTTCGCTCGTGCTCGGCGATACCAAATGGGTGGCCCTGCTGCTGCGCGGCACCACCGAGACCAGGCAGGAGAGCCGGCTCGTCGAGACCGATGCCGATACCGGCGAGACCTCGGCGCAGATGCTGCCCAAGCGCCAGGTGCAGGGTCTGACCATCGTCGTGCAGGATGGCGTGGGCTCGCCGACGCCGATCAAGCCTGTCGTGCCGGCGGCCGAGTGCTGCATCGCCTTTGTCTTGCTGTCCTCGACCGGCATCGAGACCATCGAGCCCGGCCTCGCCTGGCGCATGGTCACCCTCTACGAGTTGACCGGCCGCGTCATCCAGCTTGAGGCCGACATGGACGCGATGCGCCAGCGCACCGCCGTGCTTGAGACCACCGTCGCCAACATACAGGGGCGCCTGGGCGATATCCCGCGCCCCGAACTGATGATCCAGTTGCAGCGCGATGCCGCGGCCGTGCGCAAGCAGCTCGACCTGCCCGACGAGGCGCGCGCCTATTGGTACGATCCCGGCCTGCTCAAGGATGATTGGGATACGGCGCATGCCGCCTGGCTCGCCCGCGTCGCCGAGGGGCTGCGCATGCCCTGGGCACAAATCGTCGATAGCCAGCTTGCCCTGCTGACGCCGGCCGACCCTCTGCTCAAGATCGTCGATACGCTCGCCCTGCCCAAATACACCGAGGTCGCCCGCATCGCCGTCGAGGGCGCCGATGGCACGCGTGATATCTCGCAGCAGGTCCATACAGAGATCACGGCGGTGCAAAAGACGCTGAGCGGCACCAGCATCATCTACGGCCCGACGCAGAATTACTGCGAAAATGCCCGCGAATGGGCGTTTCTGAAGACGCTCCATCCCGGCGAGACGTTTTCGGTCAACGGCAAGGAATACATCCTCGACGGGCTGCAAAAGGACGGCACCATCGCCTGGGTCGGCGGCATGGATGCCTCGGCTTACAATGCGTCCCCGTGGTACGCCGGCCACCGCTTTTATTCGATCCGGCAAGTGCAGTACGAGGCCTGGTCGGAGACCTATTGGGATTATATCACCAAGGAGGTCGGGGTTAACGGCTCGATCTATGGCCAGACCCTGCTCAATGCCCAGCCCTGCATCGTCACATCGATCGAGCTGAATTTTTCCCGCGTCGGCTCGGATGGCGCCGTCCACTTGATGTTGTGCTCGTGCGACGAGACCGGCGCGCCGGACTTTTCGAGCGTGCTCGCCGTGTCCGAGATCGCGGCCGCCGACCTGGTGGTCGGCTGGAACCGCTTTGCGTTTACCCCGACCTTGCTCGATGCCGGCCGGCGCTACGCCTGGTACACGGTGACGGTCGGCAACCATGCGCTGGTGACGGTCGCCAATAACAAGTTTGCGCAAGGGTCCCTGTTCTGGGCAACCGATGGCGCCTGGGCGCAGGGCGATCCGGTCAACGATTTTGCTTTTCGGCTCAACGTCGCAAAATTCGCGAGCACCCGCACACAGATCGCTTTCCAACCGCTCGGCTGCCCGGACGGCATGACGCAAATCCAGTTGCTCTATGCCGGATGGGCGCCGGCCGGCACCTCGCTGATCTGGGAAGTCAAGCCGGTCGATGGCGACTGGATACCGATCCAGATGGGCGATGCCACCGGCTTTGCCGGCCTGCCGGCGCTGGCGCAGCTTCGCGCTACCTTTGTCGGCACCACGGACCTCGCTCCGGCGCTCCGGCTCGACAGCACGGCGCGCGCCGCCACCATGCGCCCGCAATCCGTCATGCAGGCGATGTCCAAGCCGCAGGCGTTTGGTTTCTCGACCTCCAGCATCATGCTGGTGACGGTGGTCGATGCCTTTGATGCGGCTCTCCACACCGCCGTCAACCGGCTGTGGGTCGCTGGTGCGTTTGTCGAGGCCGACAGCACCACCGTCGAGGTCGATATCGACAAGCCGAGCCGGCGCAAGATCACCTCGATGTTCGAGCTTGCCGCGCCGGTCACCGAGGCCTCGGCCGCGCCGAAACTGACCACGTCGAGCGTCGTCAGCACGCCATTTGTGCAAAACACCATGATGATCGGGATCTGACGATATGGCCAAGAAACCAGCGGCGCCGGCCGCCTCCGCCACCCCGGCCTATGATGCGGACGCGACCTACGATGTCCGCCTCACCCGCGTCGTCAAGCGCGGCCCGATGACTTACCTGCCGCGCCTCGATCACGAGATGCGCGGCGCCATGCTGATCCGTATCGTCGAGCAGGAGGGCCACGATGCCATCGCCTCTGCCGACCGCCGCTAACGACTATAAGGTCTATGGCGACACGCCGATCTCTGTCGCGGTGCTGGGGGCGGTGCTCTCCAGCATCGCCGCGCGGCTCAACGCGGCCGAGGCGATCCGGGCCGACTTCCAGGCGCTGATCGATGCCGGAACCGGCACGGCGCTGGAAGCGATCCAACTCAACCTGACGCCTAAGCTTGAGGCACTCGATGCGACCATCGCGTCGATGCAGGCGCAGTTTAATGCGCTGCAGGAGGCCTACGACCAGCTCACCACCAACCAAATCCCCGCCTCGGCCGTGGCACTGGCGACGATCGCCGGGGTGACGGCCAATAATGTGCAAGCGGCTATTGTTGAGTTGCACGCAGCCGTGCAGGCAGCAGCGCTGTCGATCGCCTTGCTGGGTAATGCCGCCGAACGCGACATAGGCTCCGCCGCCGGCACGGTCGCGGCGGGTGATGATCCGCGCTTTACCGGCCCGGTAACCGATAATCGGCTCCCCGGCCGTCTCGGCCTACAGGCCGCGCAAACCGCGGACTGGAACCTTGCGACGGCTAATGGCTGGTACATGGCCTCCCTTGCCATCAACTCCCCGGAGGCCGGGAAGTGGTTCCTCGGTAATGTCGAGAACCATGGCGCGGCCGGGTACTGCACTCAGACGGTTCACGACTTCACATCTGCGCAGGCGGCCAACACGCAGACTTGGCGGCGACATCAGCTGGGCGGGGCATGGTATCCTTGGTACAAGCTCCAGATCAGCCAGACCGAGCAGGACGCTCGTTACGCCCGGCTCATCCGATCGATTACCGCTGGCTCTGGTCTGGTAGGAGGCGGAGACCTATCTGCGGACCGCAGTCTAGAGCTGTCGGCCGCCTCGCTCGCCTCGCTCGCCAAGGCCGACAGCGCTGTGCAGCCGAACGACCCTTCCTTGCCCGTTGCGTGGGCGAATTTCGGCTGGGTTTCGTCTGCAATCTTGATCCGAGACGCACATGGACTGACCAGCATCACGCGGACTGGGATGGGGAAATACGCCATCAACTTCGAGAGCCCGATGGCAAACACCAACTATGTTGTCGTTGGGTCAGCGGGAGACCCGTCTGCGGGAGGCATCCCGGTGTTCCACAATCAATCCGATGAGACATCCACCGGGTGCACCGTGTTCGTCCAGGGCGGGACGACTACCGGGATGGACGCTGGAAAAGTCCGCTTGGTTGTCATGGGGAGGACCGCTTGAACTACATCATCTACCCGAACGGCACCGGCGGAATTAACATCGTGGTGCCCACCGGGAGCCTCTCGATCGCCGAGGTTGCCCGCAAAGACGTGCCTGCCGGACTGCCGTACCGCTTCATCACGACCGTCGATATTCCGGCCGATGGCTCGTCGCCTGAACTCTGGACCGCTGATTTCTCGGCGCCGGACGGGCATGGCATCGGCGCCTGGGCGTGGTTTATCGAGCAGCGCGCAGCGCAATATGCCGCGCTGCTCCCGGTCAACCAGCCGCCGCCCGAGGCATCGCAAGCGGTTGCTGACGCCTATGCCGCGTTTGCGGCCGCCATCCAGGATGCGCTCGCTGCGCTCGATACCCTGCCGGCGACCGATCCGAGCGAAGCCGATCGGCAAGCCTTTGGCGTCACCATCCCGGCAGCAGTCCAGGTGGCCGGGCAGAACCTGGCCGTGGCGCTGCTGGCCGCACAGCCGGAGCCGGAGCCCGAGCCTGATCCAGAACCCGAGCCGGAGGCCCCCGCACCATGAGCATCATCACCATCCGCCCCGCGCCGCCGCCGACTGTCGCGGACTACCAGGCCGCGATCGTCGCCATGCTCGATGCCAAAGCGCAGGAGCGCCGCTACGACAACGCCACGTCGATCTCGACTTATGTCGCCAGCACCAATCCGGTCTGGGCGGCAGAGGCGCAAGCCTATGTCGCGTGGCGCGATGCGGTGTGGGCACACGCCTATGCCGAGCTTGATAAGGTACTGGCCGGCGAGCGCGAGCAGCCCAGCGTCGCGGCGTTTCTGAGCGAGTTGCCGGAGCTTGCCTGGCCCGCCACCTGACCGGCAACGCGGCCTATTGGCCGGGGTGACGCGCGTCACCCTCTTTTGAGGGGAGGAGGTCGGAATAGCTTCGGGGTCACGCATTGCGCTGTCAAGCCCAGCACGCCCCGGAGCCATCATATGCCGACCACCGAAGCCTTTCACGGCGTCCGCGTTTTCCAGGCTGGCCAGACCACCAGGCCGATCGCCGTCGGAGAGTATTCGACCATCGGCGCCGTGGTGGTGGCTCCGGCCGCCGAAGAAGACAAGTTCCCGCTCAACGTCGCCACGACGATATTTTCCAACGACACGGCGATGCGCACGGCACTTGGCGCCGGCGGCAATGTCGATGCCGTGCTCGATGCGATCGATGACCAGGGCGTCGTCGCCGAGGTCCAGGTCGTGCGCGTCGAGGAGGGTGCCGGCGCGGATGACGCCGCCAAGCTCGAGGCGACGATCGCCAACATCGTCGGCAGCGGCGCCAATAACAGCGGCGTGCACGCGTTCAAGGAGGCTTCAAAGCCGGCCAAACTGCTGATCTGCCCTGGCTATACCAGCCAGCGCATCAGCGATGCCAAAAACCCCGTTGCGGCCGAGCTCGACGGCATCGCGACCCGGCTGCGCGCCATGAAGATCCTCGACACGCCGGATGCCTCCAAGGAGGTGGCCGAGGCCTATCGCGAGGATTTCACCGACGACAAGCGCGCCTATCTGTTTCACCCCTCCGCCAAGGTGCTGGTCGCGACCAGTGTCGTCACGCAGCCCGGCTCCGGCCGCGCCGCAGGGCTGTTCGTGAAGCGCGACAAGGAGGTCGGCGGGCCGTTCGAGAGCCCGTCCAGCCAGGCGATGGGCGGCATTCTCGGGCCGTCGCGGCCGATCTCCTATTACACCGGCGAGCCGGACAGCGAGGCGCAGTACCTCAACAGCAAGCAGATCACCACGCTGCGCGGCGGCTTTATTCTGTGGGGCAACCGCACCTGCGCGCTCGATCCGAAAGACGCCTTTGTCAATGTCGTGCGCACCAACGACATGATCGACGAGGCGGTGATCAATGCGTTTTATTGGGCGCTAGACCGCAACATCTCGGTGCCGCTCGGCACTTCGATCCTGCAGAGCCTGGACGCATTCGGCGACGAACTCGTCGCCAAGGGCGCCGTGCTCGGTTTCCGACCGTGGTTCGAAAAGGAGCTCAACGCCAATGAGGGTATGAGCTCCGGCATCCTGCGCTTTGACTTCGACCGCTTGGCGGCCTCGCCGCTCGAGGATCTGCAGTTCGGCGTCCACGACAACCTCACCTATTACGCGACCGTCGCCAACGGCATCCTGGTCGCTCTCGACCGCCAGTCGGGCGCGGCCTGACCCACCCGGAGTTGATCCATGACCGCCATCCCGCTGCTCAGCCTGCAAGGTCGTAACGCTTATATTGAGTATGCCGCCAACTCGGCGCTCAACACCCACCTCGTGCTCGGCAAGGTCAAGCTGCCGGTGCGCAAGGAAACCTATGACGACTTCGCGGCCGGCGCGACCAACGGCTCGATCGAGATGATGACCGGCACCGAGGCGTGCATGCTGGGTTTCGACCTCAAGGGCATTCAGCCCGCTGTTCTGCCGCTGACCAACCTGCCGCTTGGCGATCGCCTCAAGATCACGGTCTATGCCGTGCTGGTCAACGAGTACGCCACCTCGGCCGAGGGGCGTGAGCAGCAGGTTGTCTCGACGTCCTATGGCCGCCTCAACGCCGAGATCGGCGAGATGGAGGGCGCACTCGGCACCGACTACGAGCTGCACTCGATCTCCAAGTACAACATGATGATCGGCAACACCGAGATCTATCGTTTTAACATCCAGGCTGGCGGCTGGCAGGATATTGGCGGCCAGCGCCAGCGCATCAACCAGATGCTCGGCATCACCGGATGACGAGCGCTTTCCCCCCTGACGCCGATCTCGACCCGATCGTGCCGCCAGCTGCGCCCGCCGCTTCTGAGCCGGTGCGCCGCACGCGGCCGGTGATCGTCCCGGCTGAGCCGCGCACCTGGTCGGTCGAGCTCACGCTGGTCTATCCGTTGCTGGTCGACGGCGAGCGCCTCGAGCGCATCACCGTGCGCCGGCTGACCGGCCGCGACATCGCCGATGTCATCCTCGACGATGATGACGAGACCACGCTCAACATGCGGGTCCGCGCGGCGATGGCCGGGCTGCATCCGGACGTGATCGATGCGCTCTCGGCCGATGATGCGGAGGCATTCGCGGCAGCGTGCCGCCCTTTCTTGCCGCGCGCCATCGCCGCCATCGAGGCGCAGCTCAGCGAGGACGCGGGCGAGATCGGGACGTAAGGCGCGGCCTGGCCCGCCTGCCGCGCCTGGCGGCCGAGGTGGCGCAGAGCCTGCACACACCGTTGCCCGTCGTGCTGTCCTGGGCGGTCGACGAGATCCTGATGTGGCACGACGAGGCGTGCGCGATCGCTGGAGGTTAGGCCCACCATGGCCGACATGCGCGTCAAGCTGTTTCTCGACCTGGTCAACGGCCTTAAGCCGGGCGCGAAACTGGTCAAGAAAGACCTGAATAGCATCAAACGGGCGGCGAAGGAGCTCGATCGCACCGGCGGCGGCGCCAAGCTGGCGCGCGAGATCAAGCGTATCCGGCCGGCGGCGAGGGATGCCGAGCGCGGCGTCAAGGGCGTGCGCCAGGCGACGCGCGATCTCAATCGCGAGCCCGGCGCCGCCAAGCTGGCGCGCGACCTTGAGCGGGCGCGCGGCTCGGCCCGGCGCCTGCGCAATGAACTCAAGCAGAGCAAGGCGGCCTATGCCGGGTTGATCGCGGCGAGCGGGCGACGCGGCAAGCAACCGGGCAAGGCGGAGGCCGAGGGCGGCGGCGGGATGCCGCTTCTGGCGGCCGGGCGCGCCCTGCCGGCGCTGGCGTTGGGCTATGTCGGCTGGCACACGGCGCGTGCCACGGTGCGCGGCACGATCGGCGAGAGCGTCACCTTCGAAAAGGCCATGGCCGAGGTCAAAAAGAAGGTCGATGGCCTCGATAACCCGGCCGAACTTGCCGCCATGGAGCGGATGATCAAGAGCAATGCCATCCGCTATGGCAAGCTCCAGGAAGACGTCGCACTGATGGTTGCCGAGGCTGGCGCTGGTGGTGTTTCCAAGGCAGATATGCCGGAGTTTCTGCGCATCACCATCGCCGCTTCGACGGCCTGGGATGCTTCGGCCGACCAGGCCTCGAATGCGCTGGCCAAGATCCGCGCCGCCACGCAATGGACAAATCCGCAGCTCGAGGAGTTTGTCGACAAGGTCAACGCGCTCGCCGATGCCGGCTCGGCAAAGGAGATGGATGTCGTCGACATGTTCCAGCGTGCCGGCGCGGCTGCCAAGGCTGCCGGCGTCGACTTCGACACTTCGCTGGCCATCTTGACCGCCATGAACAACGTTGCGATCGCGCCGGAGACAGCTGCGCGCGGCTTCAACCAAATGACCGCCCGGCTGCGCACCGCGACCAGCCAGGGCAAAAAGGTCAACGAAGGGCTCAAAATGCTCGGACTGTCGGCGAAAGCCGTCGAGGCCGGCATGAAAAAGGATGCACGCGGCACCATCCTCGACGTGTTTGAACGTCTCGACAAAAATCCAGACAAGGCCTCGGCGGCCATCAATATTTTCGGCCGTGAGTGGTGGGACGAGGCGGCGCGCGCCGGCCAGGCTCTGGCCGAGATCGTCAAAAGCCTCAAGATTGTCGACGATCCGAACATCTGGAAAGGTTCGGCCGCCAACAACCTCAACATCCAGCTCGCTACAACCGAGAGCCACCTCAAGCGCCTCAAAGGGCTCGCCGGCGACATCGGTGACCGGCTTGGCCGCTGGGCGTTGCCGGTGATCAACGACGCGGTGAACAGCCTCGCCAGCACGCTCGAGGCGATGGATCGGCACGCCGAAGACAAGATGCGCACGGAACAGGCCGCCACCAAGGCGCATGGCGGCCAGGCGCTCTCGGCCGAGGAGCGCGAGCGCATGGTCAACGACCCGGCGTTTCGCGCGCAGGTCACCGCCCGCACCACGGAAAAGCGCGCCGAGGATAGCGTGCAGCGCTCGACCGACCAGGCGCGCCTGCGGCAGTTGCAGGATCAATATGACCAGCTCGCCACCTATATCGAGCGCCGGCGCAAGCGCGGCTCCAGCGACGAGGATCTGGCGACCGCCCTGCACAATCTCGCGACCTTCCGCAATTCGATCCGCGCCCTCGACCCGGAGCGCTTTCCCCTCGATCCGCGCAAGCCGGCCGACCAGGACGAGCGCCATGGCGGCATCGACCGCGCCGAGGTGATGGGCCTGCAGGAGCGCATCCGCCAGATCGACATGCGCCTGCAGGCGATCGACCGCATCCGCAGCACGGTGACCAACCCCGAGGACCGGACAGCGTTTGGCGCCGACGCGGTCGAGGCGCGCCGCCGGCGTGATGACGCCCAGCGCCGTCTGCGCGAGCTGGCGTTGCCACGGACTTTTGGTTTCGGGCCGGGCGGCATCTCGGGTGGCCCCGGCATGGGCTCGCTCGGGCCGGGCATCGGCTTCGGGCGGCAGGTATCGCGCGGCATGTCGAGCTGGGCCGATGGCGTGCGCGACAGCTTCAACATCGATCTGGGGCCTTCAGGCGCCACGATGGTTGAAAAGCTTGCTGCCGGCATCACCAGCGGCGGCGGCCAGGCCAAGGGCGCGGCCGATACCATTGCACGGCAACTGCGCGGCGCCTTTACCGGCATCGACATGGCACCGGCCGGGCAGGCGATGATGGCGACGCTGGCCGCTGGCATCCGGGCCGGGGCACCGCAGGCCGTGGAGGCCGCACGCTCGGCCGCCAGTGGCGTGCGCGGCGCGAGCCGCAGCCGGCGCGCGATCTCCGGCGCCTTGCATGATGGGGTCGAGTGATGGCGGATGTCCCGATCCTGGCACTCGGCCCGCACATCTTCGCGGCGTTGCCCCTCTCGATCCAGCGCATCAGGGAGCGCACACGCGCCAGCTGGCCGATGATCAACCGTTTCGGCCGAGGCCCGGCCCGGCAATATACCGGCCGTGGCGAGGACGAGTTCGAGATCGAGGGGCTGTATTTCCATCAGGAGTTTGGCGGCCACGGCGAGTATTTGGCGCTCAAGGCGACGCAAAGTGCCGGCCAGCCGGTCGAGTTGCTCGGCTGGGCCGCCGGCGGCGTGGCGGCGAGCGTGTTCGGCAGCGTCGTCATTCTCGAGGTCGGCGCCGAGCACGAAAGCATCCATTTCGACGGCATCGGCCGCAAGATCGAGTTTTCCGTGCAGGTCGCGCCGTTCGGCGGCGATGGTGCCTTCGGAGGGCTGTTCCGATGATCGTCGAGGTCTCGCGCGAAGGCGTAACGGTCGACCTGCTCGTCTGGCAGGCGCTGCACAGCACCGATGCGACGATCGTCGTGCAGGTGCTCGAGCTCAATCCGGGCCTTGCCGATCTCGGCCTGTTCGTGCCGCCCGGTACCAGGGTGCTGTTGCCGGAGCCGGCGGCGCCGGTGCTGCCGGTGCGCCCATCAATCAGATTGTGGGGCTAAGATGCCGTTTCATCTTTCGGTCAGCCAGGGCGGCTACACGCCTGTCATCTCGGTCATTGTCGATGGCCAGGAGGTCGCAGCCGGCTTTTACACCCGGCTGATCAAGGCGACGATCCGCGACGAGGCCGGGCAGACCTCCGACCAGCTCACAGTCGATCTCGACGACGCCGGCAACGCCATCGCCATCCCGCCGCCCAAGGCCAAGATCAGCGTGTCGCTCGGTTATAAGGAGACCGGCCTGGTGACGGTCGGCATCTACGAGCTGCAGAGCGTGTCGCTGCGCGGCAGCGTCGATGGTGGCGAGACCATGGTGCTGCAGGCGAGCGCGGCCGACCTTAAAAAGGCGCTCAAGGGGCAGGACCGCGAGGCATTCGAGGGCAAGACGGTGCGCGAGATCGTCGAGACGATCGCCAGGCGCAACGGCCTGCGGGCGACCGTCGACCCTGAGATCGGCGATATCAAGATCCCGTACAAGGCGCGCATCGACAGCAGCGAGATCGACTTTCTGACCACGCTCGGCGACGAGGTCGGCGCGGTGATCAAGCCGATGGGCGGGCGCCTGGTCGCAGCGCGCAAGGGCAATGCCAAGGCGGTCAGCGGTGTCAGCCTGCCGCCGATTGTCATCGAGCGCGAGGACTGTTCCGAGTGGGAGATCGATCCGGAGGGCCGGGCGCAATACGGCAAGGTCAAGGCCGCGTGGATCGACCAGAAAACCGGCAAGCGCAGGGTCGAGAAGGCCGAGACCGGGCTGGAAGGGCCGGATTTCGTGGTGCGTGCGCCGTTGCCGAGCAAGGAGCAGGCCGAGAAATGGGCACAGGCCGAGGCGCGCCGGCTGACCCGCAACACCGGCTCGGGCAGTTTCAGCCTGGCCGGCCGGCCCGAGGCGCAGGCCGAGGCGGATGTCATCGCCGGCAGCAGCTTTCGCGATGGCATCGCCGGCACCTGGCGCGCCGATGCCGTCGAGCATGAGTTCAGCAAGGACGGCTACACCACCAAGGTCGAGGTAAAGGCGTTGGAGGATGGATCGAGCGGCAAGACGGAGGATAAGTGATGGGCCCGCTGCCCGACATCTCTGGCATTTTTTGGTTTGGCTTCTTCGGCATGGTCTGCGCCGCACTGCTTGTGGCGGGGGGCGGAGGTTGGCTCGCCTATCACCTGATCATGGCCTTGAGGCTCTACATTCTGGGAGGGTGAGTGGCAGGGTCCGGGCAATGCCCGGCCGTGGGACGCCGGGAAGCTATCCCCACGGAGCGTCAATCCAGAGATAACCGCCACCCTGCCGCCGCTGCGCAGCGCGGACAGATGGCCGTGATTCTCAACGGTGTTTCAATGGACATTCAAGAGGGGTTTCGAGATGTCGCTCCGGTGCGGCCGGCCGCCGGCTATATCGGCGGCAAGCGCCGGCTCGCCCGCCGTATCATCAGCGTGATCGAGAGCATCCCGCACGGCTGCTATGCCGAGCCGTTCGTCGGCATGGGCGGCGTGTTCCTGCGCCGGCGGCTTGCGCCCAAGCTGGAGGTGATCAACGACATCTCTGGCGACGTGGCGACGTTCTTCCGCATCCTGCAACGGCACCACAATGCCTTCGTCGACATGCTGCGCTGGCAGCTCACCGGCCGGCGCGAGTTCGAGCGCCTCAAGGCGTGCGACCCGGCCACGCTGACCGATCTGGAGCGGGCGGCGCGCTTCCTCTACCTCCAGCGCACGGCCTTCGGCGGCAAGGTCAGCGGGCGCAATTTCGGCGTCTCGCCGGGTGAGGGCGCGGCCTTCAATCCGCTGCGCCTGGTGCCGGTGATCGACGATCTGCACGAGCGCCTCGCCGGCATCGTCATCGAGCAGCTGCACTATGCCGACTTCATTCGGCGCTACGACCGGCCGGGCACGCTGTTCTACCTCGACCCGCCCTATGCCGGCTCAGAGGATGATTACGGCAAGGGCGTCTTCACCCCGGCGGACTTCCTGGCGCTGGCTGAGCTACTGGCTGGCCTGCAGGGCCGCTTCGTGCTGTCGATCAACGACACACCGGCAATCCGCCAGGCCTTCTCGCGCTTCGCGCTGCAGCCCGTAGACCTCACCTATTCGGTCGGCGGCGGCCGACGCAGCACGGCGGCCCAGGAGTTGATCGTCACGGACGGCAAGGGGGGCGCCGGGGCCTTAAAACCACCCCGTCGCGAAAATCAGTTTGATGCCATTTGATCTGTCGCTCGATGCCATTTGATTTGTCGCGCTACAGCCGTGCAACGGTCGCATTTGCCGCATGGCGCAGCCGCCTCGCCGAAATAGGCGAGCAGCCGCTGCTGGCGACAGTTGCGCGCGCGGCACAACCCGGCCAACGCATCGAGCCGGGCAAGGCGGGCCGGGAGCGTCGCCTCGGGCGCGTCCCGCAGCAGTTCCGCACGCCGGGTTTCCATGCGGGCAGGATCGAACAGCGCATGCGCCTCGGCCGGCAGGCCGTCGCGCCCGGCCCGGCCGATCTCCTGCGCAAAGGCCTCGATCGATTGCGGCAGATCGGCATGCAGCACGAAGCGCACGTCGGGCTTGTCGATGCCGAGCCCGAAGGCGATCGTGGCCACCATCACCACATCGGCGCGCGCCCGGAACACCTCCTGATTGGCCCGTCGCTCCATATGCGCCAGACCGGCATGGTAGGGCAGCGCATGATGGCCCTCGCGCTTCAGCAGCGCCGCATAATGCTCGACCCGCCGGCGCGAGCCGGCATAGACGATGCCGCATTGTCCGCGCCGTGCCGCGACGAAGCGCGCGATCTGGCGCTCCGGGGAGCTGCGGCGCTGCAGCGACAGGCGCAGGTTCGGCCGACTGTAACCGCGCGCGATGACCAGCGGCTCGCGCCCTCCGAACAGGTGGCGCAGGATATCGGCGCGCGTGAACGTGTCGGCGGTGGCTGTCAGCGCCAGCAACCGCACGCCCGGCAAACTTCCGGCGAAAGCGCCGATGCCGAGATAATCGGGCCGGAAATCATGGCCCCATTCCGAAATGCAATGCGCTTCGTCCACGACGAGAAGTGATGGCCGGACGGCCGCCAACAGGGCATGCAGCATCGGGCTCGCCAGCCGCTCCGGGGCGACATAGAGCAATTTGGCGCGGCCCTGGGTGAGCATCGCCGCCGCGCCGGCATTCTCGGCCTGGCTGTTGGCGGAATTGATGCTGACGGCCGCAATGCCGCGCGCCTGCAACTGCCGCAACTGGTCGCTCATCAAGGCGATCAGCGGCGAGACCACGATCGTGGCGCCCTCGCCGAGCAACGCCGGAAGCTGATAGCATAGAGACTTGCCGCCGCCGGTCGGCAGCAACGCCAGCACGTCGCGTCCGGCCATGACGGCCCGAACGATCTCCTCCTGACCGGGGCGAAACGCGGCATGGCCGAAATGCCTGTCGAGCGCCGTGTTCAGGGGATCGATGTCGTCCGCCACGGTCAAAGTACAGGACAT